TACTTCTTGGAGGTGGAGAAGCGCATTTCGGAAGCGGAATACTCGGCTCTATCGTAAGCGCCATAGGCGGAAAGATATCTCCGATGATACAGATGATGGCCGGATCAAGCTTCAAGCCTCCAGTTCTAACAGACAGCTGGACCCAGCTGTCGGCACAGCTAGATGAAGCCAAATCGAACATCGAATTCTCTGTCGAGATGCTAGCTTATCCCGTTCTACGGAACGGATATGTGCACGTCGAGGGTCTGAGAGGAGATCCAGAAAATCTCGATCAGGCTTTGAATATAGGGCCTAGAAAGTGCTCTAGCATGTGGGATTGGGTCAACCTCGGAAGAGAAGCTCTAATGCCAGACGAATTTTCTTCAGAACGAATAAAGTCTAATCTAGCTGGCGTCGTTAACAATATGAATGGACAGTCAGGAACTTCAGGTAAGCTTGTCATCGGCGGAGTCGACAAAGCATGGAGCGGACTGACTGGAATGGTTTTCGGAGACAAGTCTATCCAAGACGGCGGAAACGGAATAATAGAGGGTATAGGAGAAGCTCTCACGGGTCTGACTGGAGTTTCTCAGAGAGTCGGCTATACATTCACTGTACAGATATTCGATTGTGACGGGAATAAGATATTCAACTCTAAAGCTCCAGACTGCCCTCTCGACTTCTTCATAACAGATCTGGGATTCGACTTCTCTCCACACCTCGTACAACTAATCGATGATAAAGGAATGCGAAACGGTTCTTGTCCGGAATGGTGCAAGATATCGATGACTCTATCTAGCTCAACTAGAGTTTCTCCGAACCAGGTCATAAAGATGTGCGAGTGGCAGAAAGAATAAAAGGAACTATAGACGAGATGGCCGAAGAATCGAGAAAGAGCCTTGAGAGTGGAGACGAACTATCTAGAGAGATTAAGTTCTCTAGCACTCAGAAGAACATGTTCACTGGATTCAGCGAGAACTTCTATGGAAATAACTGGTTTGTCCTATCCAATAACGAAGGAGGCAAGACTAGCGCTATCTGTGGAGTTCTCGAGAAAATCCCTAAGCTGAGCTTCAAGACTGAGCTAGTAAACGGTCCAGCGACTAAGATGATCGATAAGCTTAAAAGTCTGACGCAGAGAGGGTCGATCGCTAATACGATCGGTTCAGCGACTGGAGCTAACGTCAATCCACAGATCTCAGGAGATGCTTCAGTCAGACTTCCTATGAAAAGCTCATTTCAAAGTGAGGGCTTTAAACTAGAGTTCACTTGCTGGAAGAAGCCCGAAGCTATATTCGACCCGGTCTGTCTCCCTTCTGACATGCAATCAGTAATAAAATATCTGACCAACTTCGCTACAGTCGAAACAAACGGGAAGCTGTCTGATATTATCGAGAAATTCACTGAACAGGGTAAGTCTGGACTCAATAGCATAGGACCTATTATCGGAAACGCTGTATCTAACGTGAAGGCGACTATAAACGATGCAGCGAAGAAGAACGTGCCAGGTTATTCGTTCATGGCTGGCAATGAGTCAAGCAAGAAGCCAGAAGACGGAGAACAGACATCGAATGAGGATGGCAACTGGATAGACGCTATGGCCGCTATGGGAACTGGATTAGCTGAATTCGTTGACAGCACTCTAGTACGACGTTGGAGTGACAAGCAGAGAATAACGCACGGAAAGACAAAGTTCAACGAGACATTGCACCGACTCGACATTATGAGAGCAGGCGTCTTAGACACTTATCTGATCGTAGCGATCAATGACTGGGAATATCAGATCGACCAGAGCGCTCTCGGCGAACGAATGAAAGTATCGATAAGCTGTATGATCGACCAGAGAATGAGCCGTGATAGACTTCGTCTGTACAGCGACCGTTCGATGTTCGGCTAATCTTCTCTAACGGTCCCTGAAGGATTGTTCGCTGCACGATAAGCCTCGGCGTTCTCGAGGATCCATTTTCTGACAAACTCTTCTCCGGGATCTCTTCCTATCCTCTCGCCTTCGAGCCACTTCTGTCTTTCGATTTCGGCAATCTGACTCTGCATGAACTCTTTCTCGTCCATAGGATGCTCCTTACAGTTTAGAATTGTCGTGATCGCTGTTTACATCGGGAAACTCTTTGTCGTAGTGCTTCAATCCAGCAGATCTACGCTTTTTCATGCTCTGTTCCCATTTTTTCTTTCTGGAAGGCTCTTTCGCTGCTCGCTTCTTCTGTCCAGTTATTCGCCCTCTCACTCCATCTTCACTCGTATCTCCACCTCTCTTTCGATGGAGTATCTCTTGAGGAGACATTCTGACTTCTCTAGGATTTCCGAACTCGTCGTATTCGACTCTCTTAACGCCGGGCTCAGTCGTCTTCCACTTCGTCACGACTTTGCCGTCTCTGATCATCTTCTTGCGCTTCAGAGCTTCGTTCAGCTCACAGTTCTCGTTCAGAAATTCCAGAAATCTCATCATAATCGTGACTCCTCAGGCCAGAAAGGCCGATTATGTTATATATTCAGAGGAAATTCGGGAGCTATAAATATCGTATGGCTAAGATTGTAGAATACAGCAGCACACGTCAACAGAACATAGCTAGATTTGGCACAGTCGAGAGCTCGTCTGACGATCTAGACAAGAGCTATGGTGAAGCTGACTACATAAGAGAAGAGCTACTGAATGAGTTCGGATGGCAATCTCCTAGTGAATATTACTATGGAGGATCTGACAGCGAGCTATCTGGAAAGCCTAGTGAAGCTATCTTGACTGCTGGCGAGATCCAAGAATTCTACGACAAAGAAGAGTTCAGTGTACAGGGTCCAGCCGACAAGAGCATCATACCTGACTGGTTCTGGGTAGACAGTTTGGACAACTGGTGCTACTTCAAGATCACTGACGACATGACTGAGTTCAAGAAGACTTCGCCTCGTTTCGGTGTCTTAGGAAATGCCGCGATATCATTCATGACGAAAGGCCTTATACGTGTCATAGACAAGCTAGCGAGCGGAGACTTCACTGGAGCTGGGCTGCAGTTTCTGAAGAATGTGACTCTCGTCCAAGCGAATGAGGATGTCATAGACATCACGAATGGAGTCACAGAAAAGATAACTGACATTATGTCTGCTGTGTCTCATAGCATATTCGGAGACACTGTACTCGGAAGAGCTCTGTCCGTGCTTAGCTCAAATCAGCTAGTCGTACCACTGAAGATGCTATCGACAGCAGCTTATCTGTACAATACGATGTCACTTCCAAAGCTGCTCTACGTGACTCTTCTCAGCAGCACTTCTCTAGATCACGAAGACGTAGAGGCGGAAGACTATCCAGAAGAGCTAGCAACTGGATCGACTGACTACAATATGCCGAGAAACTGCATAAGCTTGTATATGTGGAACGGCTACAAGCGAAACTGGACTCCTGTAAAGACTATGTTCGAGATCTATGAGAGATATGGCAAGAGAAGCTCTAGAGAGCTCGTCACGTCTTCTCTGAAGATCATAGCTGACCAGATGATGGCTGCAGACGACACTATGTTCAATCAATACCTTCAGCTGTACGGCATCATCGTAGAGGGTACGACAGGAGAATTTGAAGATCTCAAAAGAAGGGCTTTCGAGTATAAGAGAACGTCGACGAGCAGCATAGAGTTCATAGCGAAGATGACTGACTTGATTCTTAGCTATCCTCAAGCAGTGAATGCTCTCTCTCGAATGCTTTTCTTGAAGCTGTACTACTTTGACCCAAAGTGCTTCGAGGCCTTCGAGAGTCGTTCTCTGCTAAACAAGAAGCACGTCTTCAAAGTCGACAATGGCGATTCTCACAGCTGGGCGCAGGGACACTGGCTTGAAAACTGGTCAATGTGGATCCCTCTGCCGAGAGAGAAGTGCAAAGTGAAGCTGTACAGCAAGAACACCTATCAGCTTATGAATAGAGCGTTCTATCCGCTGAGTTGGTGTTGGAGAGATCTTGTCGGATTCGAACACAAGAACATAGGACATCCTTGCTTCATGAGAGGTAACGACGATGTTCTGTGGATGTGCTACTGGCAGCGATGGACTAGCACGAGAGGAAGCGAAGAGTACGGCGGTGGAATCATGGATAAGACGATCACTGTAGGAGGCGTACAAGACATATATAAAGTCGATGTCGACAACTGGACGGCGATACGCGAGTCAATGTTCGAGAAGCACGATGACTACGGATTCGACGACTGGATGATCAACGGAAACTATCTGCTGTCTAACCACCGATTTACGATAGATGAAGAAGTTCCAAGCGATGTATCGACGTACAGAGAGTCTTCTATCGCGCCAGATCGAATCGCACCGGTCATCTCTGTCGAAGATGTCGAAACGGCAAGTCTTACCCTGACTCTATCGAACAACACGATAGTGTCACGAGATGACGACAACAGATGGAACAACGCAGCTAAGAGATGGAGATAGAAACATCTGGCATGTGTAAATAGAATATGCGAGAAGTATTCTTCAACAGCTTCAAAGAAAAGATCTTAAATGGACAAGTACCCGATGTATTCACAGTATCGGGCACACCAGTAACTTCAGACTTCTTCGATACCTTCGATAATGAGACGATCCGACTAGATCAGTACAAGTCTCTAGACGACTTCGACAAGTACGCCAATGGCAATGGAACTAAGACACTCGAAGAGACTACATTCAAGTACGAAGAGTACGGCGTCGAATACAGCGCTTACTACGATAATGATGTGTCAGAGAAGCCGATGTTCGTTAATCTGGAGAACTGGGATGGCTTTCTGCAGATATATAGTGGTGAAATCGGATATGACGACGAATATGTGAAGCGAAAGTTCGACAGCTACGTCTACGAGAGCGACGCGAACGTGAACTCGGGCTTCTACTACGTACAGAAGAAGTCACAACTGAAGTGGATCTCAGAGCGTTGCAACGAGAAGGAGAATTTCAACAACAGGATCGTAGTTGTCCTCGGTGACGACATCGGTGGAACAGCTGAAGGCTATCAGCTTCTCGACACAGTCATTTGCAGCGATCCGAATAGACCTTTTCAGGGAATTCTTGACTTCAACGGACATCGAGTCTCCAACCTCGTCATCGAGTGCAAAGAGAACTCGAACGGCATCGTCGGATATCTGGGAACTGATGGAATCGTCAGAGACGCTATATTGAATGACGTACGTTTCAAGTGCTCAAACAAGATTTCTCTCGACAAGATCAGAAACGATTGCTCTGATGTCTCGGTCGGTGGACTCGTCGGAACGAACTACGGAAGAGTAGAGAATGTCGTCACTTCTGGCGACGTGGAGTTCAACGGATTCTGTCCAGAAGTCTATCTTGCAAGCAACAAGTATGAGTATACTCCATACGACAACATAGAGAACAACACAAACTACAACTGTTTCTTTCCGAACAAGTTCTGCATAAACTCGCTATACAACGTCATTCCTTACGTAGGCTATTTCTGTGAGGGAGCAGACAGCTATTTCAACGATATAGCTGACCCGAGACTTAGAGTCGAGCTGAAGGATAGTCACGACGATCTCGCTTGGAATAGATCGCTATGGAGGCTGACTAAGAACAACATAAATGCTCTTCTGGGAATTCGTAGCGCTCCAAAGAAGACGACACTGTATTATGCTGATCCAGAGATGAACTATAATCTCGACCACTTCTCAGAGACTAGTCTAGGCATGGATCCAGTACTGGATCTTCGTACCGCGAGACTGACTGACCATATCGGAATAGAGACTAGCTTCGCTTCAGTATCGCTCACAGAGAAAGGATGGCCAGTTCATGCCGACAAGACAGACACAGGTTTCGCCGACGTGTTCAGAAACGCTTGGTGTTCTCCAATGATCTCTATGGAAGACGACCAGAGCTTCCCTGATAGAGTACTGACGAACAGTCTCGAGAGCATACAGACGTTCAAGAGCTGGAATGAGTTTCAAGAGCTAGAAATCGAAGAAGCAAGTCAGTATATCGACTGCGACGAGCGAAACGACAACGAGTGGGACTACGGAGCTTATATCGCTAAGCAGATTAGAGACGAGCTTCTGCTTGCTAGCACGAGCAAGCACAATCAGCAGGTCACGATACACCAGAAGATGAATCCTTATAGTCGTATCGCTTACTACTGCTCTCCAGTTGTCGGAAACAACTTTGGAACGATCGAGAATATCGACTGCAGACACGTTCTACGTGAGAGCAGAGATACGTTCGTAGGATTCATTGGAAACGTTTGCGGAAAACAGAACTGCGGAACGATCAAGAACGTGAACTCTCTGATCGACATAGCAGAAGCAGACTCGAGTGCTGCTAAGCTAGCCTCCCGAGTCTATACTGAAAATAGGACACTTATGCCGGAATATCCAGCCGAATACCAGAACATGGTGAACATATTCGGGTATAACTGGGACTACTATCAGTCTCCATACGGCATAGATTCGGCTGAATCGGAGAAATATTCAGAGACTAGCGCTTCGGCAGTGCTAGCTTCAGACAAGTTCTACACTTTCCATGACGTAGACTGCTCCGGAGTCATGCTCAAGAAGCTAGACGATCATGAATACGAGACGGCGTATCAGGGATATGTGTTCAACAAGTTGTCTGTCGACAGAAGCAGTGATACCTCAGCAGCACAGCGATACTGTAACTTCAAGCTTCCAGGATTCGATAGCGAAGATTCTGCTTCCATCGGAGACAAGATACCAGAATCGCTGAGAAACGCTAAGCTAAAGCTGAACGTCAGATGCAACGAGGAGTATGATCTAGACACGTTCTCTATCGACTTGAAGATACCTTACAGCGCAGCGGTCGAGCGATCGACGTTCAAGCTATACAATCCATACGACGATCTGAAAGAAGACAACCTCTATCAAAAGCTCCAGATAGACTCTGGAGCGCTCATCGATGGTCTGAGAGGGCTGACTGGTCTCGTTCAGCACATGGACCTGAGCTATCTGGGAGATGCTTGCAAATATCTGTCAGAGAACGATCCGGGATGTGTAGAAGATGAAGAAGACGTCAAGATATACGACGTTCTGAACTACTGTCCATCTTTCAGCGGCGAATGCGGATTGACTAAGAACAACGCAATCGAGTTCGCTCGAAACGTAATGAACGCTAAAGTAGCAGTTGGATGTGAGCTTCTTCTCAATCCAAATCTGAACCCGAGATATCACGAGCACATCCAGTACATAGGAACGAACAACGATGACGAGCACGCGACTGACGAGTATGTCATACCGCCATACACCGGACCGAACGAAGAGGATGAACCCATGGAGCTCGGCGATGATCTGCCAGACTTCCGTTGGTATGCTGCTCCTGGAATCTATGAAGAAGACACTTATGAAGGTCCGAAAGCGTTCAAGCCAGAGATATTCGCGGTAGTCCCGAGCGCTGTCAGCTATGACTCAGCGACGCACAGATATCATTCAGATAAGAAGACCGTATCTTATAACAGAAACGCTAACTATCCGAACTACTTCTGCAGTGTCAACTCAGCGGGCTATTGGGATCTGTACGGAAGTACGAGTAACA